AAATAAAACTTGAAATAAATATAGAAGAAAGGAGATCGAATGGTTGAAATTAGTTGGATTAAATTGAGCGTTAATATTTTCGATGATGAAAAAATGAAGTTGATTGATGAGATGCCAGAAAATGATGCGATCTTTAGAATATGGGTTTACTTGCTTAGTTTGGCGGGAAAAACAAATGATTCTGGGCTTGTCTATTTAAGTAATCATATTCCATATACTGATGAAATGATTTCTGCTTTGTGTAATAGACCTGTTTCTACTGTAAGATTGGCTCTTAAAACATTCAGAGACTTTGGGTTGATTGAGATATATGATAACAAGTTGATTGAGATATATGATAACAACATGATTGGTATCAGTAATTGGGAAAAGCACCAAAACATTGATGGAATGGAGAAAATCAGAAAATTAAATGCTGAGCGTAATAAGAAGTATCGAGAGCGGAAGAAGCTTATAGAAAATAGTGACGTTAGCGTGACGTCACGTGACGCAACAGAAGAAGATAAGAATAAGAGTAAGAATAAGAAAAAGAATAATAATACTATGTCAGATAAATCTGACGATGTTATTCCTTATTCTGAAATTATTTCTTACTTGAATGAAAAAACAGGGCGAAGTTTTAGAACTACTGAAGCTCACAAACGTTTTATCAAAGCGAGGTGGAATGAGGATTATAAACTAGATGACTTTAAGAAGGTCGTTGATAATAAAGTTGCTGACTGGACAGGCAAAACAATAAATGGTCAACCAGCAGAAAAATATTTACAGCCGTCAACTTTATTCGGAACGAAGTTTGATAATTACCTTAACCAGACACCAATGCGCCAAGAACAAGCACAGCCTTATGATGATCTTGGATTGCCATTTTAGGAGGAAGAAATGGAAAGTATCGGAGATGTTATTGGAAAATTTGTTGATATGAATAAATTTAATGCAATGACTGATAAAGTTATCGCTCGTCCAGAAATAGAAAAATTCATTTCGGATAATAAGATGACTAGCGATGAAGTTTCAAAAAGTTATTCTAAATTTTACGAATATCTTAAAGAGAAAAATAAATTTGATAATAACGAAAAAACAGCATTGAGTGGACATGAACCTTTTTTGATTATGAACTGTGGTTATGCCGATGTTGTCTATCGTGAGACTGAAGAAGTGATTAAACGTAGGAAAAAAGCTGAGTTTGTCAAAAGGCTTAATCGCAATAGCATTGTGAGAGATATGACAATAAAAAAAGCAAGTTTTGAAAATTTTAATGCAGTAACTGACGAAGAAAAGAGAGCTTTGGCGTTCGCAAAAGAAGTATCTGAATATTATTATACTGGCGGTGAGGGAAATACTGTAGTAAGCGGGCCAGCAGGAACAGGGAAAAGTCACCTAGCCATGAGCATCTTAAAAGATTGTTTGCAGCATACTGATTTAACCGTTATTTTTGCAAGTTGGTCAGAGGTTCTTCACTTAATCAAAGATAGTTTTGATAATAAAGACAGCTTTTATTCAACTGAATACTTCATGGAAGTTTTTAGAAATACTGACTTATTAGTTATTGATGATATTGGAAGTGAAAAAATAACAGAATGGTCGATGTCTTTACTGACAGAAGTTTTGGATGCAAGGACTAAGACAATTATTACCACTAATCTAAAAAGTGATGAAATAAGAAAAAAATATCATAACAGGACATATAGCCGTTTGTTCAGAGGTATTGGAAAAAAAGCATTCAATTTTGAAAATATTAAAGATAAGCGTGTTAGTCAGTTGCCATTCTAGGAGAAGCAATGAAAACAATAATCATTGAGCAGTGGGAAAACGAACATTACCCACTCGGAAGAATTAAAAAGCAGAAGCTGGCAGAGAAATCTGAGCATGAGATTATTTTTATCCTTAATCGCATGGCTCAGATGCCTGCAATTGCTAGATTTGGAGAAGCAAGTGAAGTTTGAAATTGAATTGGATAAAATGCCAACTACTCAGCAGCAAAAAGGCATTAAAAAAGTGAAAGGGAAACTTCAATTCTATGACCGTAGAGGGACAAAAAACTACAGCCTTAAAGCTCAACTCATGAAAAATAAACCGAAAGAGTGCTTTGAAAAAAATGTTCCTTTGAAGCTATCCGTTACTTTTTTCTACGCTATCAAGCAAAAAAAGCGTTGGTGGCAATGGAAAACAAGCAGACCTGACTTAGACAATCTTATGAAGAACTTACAAGATTATATGACTAAGTTGCGTTATTACAGTGACGACAGCCAGATTGTATGGCTTGAAGCTAAAAAGGTTAATGACGAGAAAAACAGAATAGAAATTGAAATTACAGAGGTATAAATAAATGATTGAACTAAACAAAATTTACAATGAGGACTGTTTGGAAGGAATGAAGCGAATCCCTGATGGTTCTGTAGATATGATTTTGTGTGATTTGCCTTATGGAAACACCAACTGTTCATGGGATATTATAATTCCATTTGATAAGCTCTGGAAACAATATGAGCGAATTATCAAAGATAATGGCGCAATTGTTCTAACTGGAGCTGAACCATTTAGCAGCCATTTAAGATTGAGTAATCTAAAAATTTATAAATACGATTGGATATGGGACAAAGTAAAAGGAACAGGGTTTTTAAATGCAAAAAAGCAACCCATGAGAAATCATGAAATTATTTCTGTTTTTTACAAAAATCAACCTACTTATAATCCACAAAAAACATCAGGTCATAATTTAAAAACATCTTTTCGTTCAAGCGAACATCAAACTGATGTTTATGGTGAAATGAAGCAAGATTACACTTACTCATCTACTGAAAGATATCCTCGTAGTATTCAAATATTTAGTACAGATACACAAAATAGTTCATTACATCCTACACAGAAGCCAGTGGCCTTGTTTGAATATCTTATTAAAACCTATACAAATAAAGGTGATATAGTACTTGATAATTGCATGGGTTCAGGTACAACAGCAATTGCTTGCTTAAACACTGAGCGAAATTTCATTGGCTTTGAAACTAACGAAGAATACTATAACAAGTCGCTGCAGCGTATCAAAAATAACGTGACACAGCTAGATTTATTTGAGGAGTATCCATCACAAATTAGATACTATGCTAAAGAATCACTCGAAGCAATTGGAGAAAAAATTGATTAAAACAAATTTTGTCACTTTGAAAAAGCTGTATGGATTGGCAAGAAATAATAATTTCAACGCTAACCACAAAGAATTGTCTGTGAAAATCAGCGGTCGAACTAAGCACAATCACGAACTCTCTAAGCTTTACTTAGATATTTGCAATAAATACAACCATTCAAAGCAAATGAAATGGAAAGATTTATACAAAACACTTGAAGAATTAATTCAAGGTTTAGCAATTGAACTTTAATAGCTCTAATTCATGAAAATTACGGTTACATTGAGCGCTTAAACCATTTCATGGATAATTTATCACGAACTAGGCAAAAGCGCTTAGAAGCTAAAATGTGAGGTGTTAGTATGACAACGCAAAAAGAAAAAAATGTCCTAGATTTTAAAGACAAGGATATCTTGAAGAATCATAAAGTTGCTGACAAAGACGACGAATGGTTTCATGAGCAATGGAAAAATAAACTAAGTGGATTGAAAGAGGCAGGAGATGGCAAGATTAGAAAAAATTTATGATGTATATTTCAATGGGATAAAAATGGGAACTGGTACAAAAAAAGAGCTTTCAAAAATGATTCTTGTATCACCTCATTCAGTCGCTGGTTGGGTTAAAAATGGTATGGCTAATTCTCCAAAAAAGAACGCAGTCAAAGTCGCCATTGTAAATGAAAAAGCGATGATGGATAAATATCCCGGTTGGAAGCCTTATGGTGGTTCAAAATCTAAGACTTCTGATGAAATAACCGATCGTGACCGAAGAAAGCACGAAACAAAAGAAGAACGTAGGTTGCGAAGAAATATCAGAGCGCAAATGGCAATCGAAAACTCAAGAAAAGAAGAATTAGGATTATAGGAGCAGCTAGATGAAGTGGACAGAAAAATATAAATGTGGATTTTCAAATGGACTAGGATATGCAACTGTAGAATTTTTATTTGATGAAAAAGAATCTGATGAACTTAAATTGGCTTTTCAAGCTTATGACGCAAATCTATGTCCTTTGCCAGATGCATCAACTTGGAATAAAAAATGGCTGAAAAAACAAACTGATTTTCTTAATAGTGCAATCTCAAAGGACTTTATCGGAGAAGTTTGGCTAGATGATGTACTGGTTAGGAGTGTATAAATGACAGTTGAAAGTTTACTAAAAGTGATTGAAGAAGGAATGACAGTTATTTTAAAAACTGAAAAAAATCGAATCATAGTCCAATTTGAATGTGGTAATGATATTGAAGCTTTCAGCTGCGGTTTCCTTTACAGAAAAATAAAAATTATCAAAATAAAAAATGGTAGCGAACTAATCGCAATCTTGGAGGACACGAAAAATGACTAAAAAAATAAATGTAACATGCGAAAAATGCAAAGAGAATTTCATATTTACAACTGAAAGTTCAATCGTTGATAAGGTTTTAGATGAAGGGCATTATATTTGCTTCACTTGTGAAGATGAAAAAAGTGAGGACACGAAAAATGACTAAGTTTGAAGAAGAAGTAAAAAGACCGGCTAATGGACCACTCACTGAACTAAATAATAATATGCAAGAAGTTTTCAGCCAATACCGCAAAATGCGTCAATATGCCGATTATCTTGAATATGAGTCGAAACAGAAAGATGAACGTATTCTTAAGCTCGAAAACGAAAACTCATTCATGCGAGATGAGCGTACTACATTCGATTCAAACGGTATGGCAGTTGAACCTAAATTCCAACAGCAAGCTATTCCAGCCGTGCCTGAAGATGTTGCTGAGTGGATAGAAATATTAAAAACTAAAGGCCTTAAACCACTAAAAAATCCAGAAACATACGAAGAAACTGGCTTTACAGAAGAAACACTACAAGATATTGTATTTTGGATTTCTGAACACCAAGAAGATTATATGCGTGCATGGCTAGACGGCTACACAGTCGAAAAACCGCAGCTGTTCTATTTGAGAGATGAGTTAACCGGACAATTCCTTGCAAAGGATAATCGGTTTAAAGACAAGGATAGATACTTTTTTTGGACTGGAGAAGACCCACTTACGCATTCTATTGGCACAGCGTGGAAATTATCATTCACCCAGCAAGAAATCGACAGCATGCAAACTGGGAGCTATGAGCTTGTGCCTGTGGAGGACGGAGAATGACAAGAAAATTTAAAAAACTAAACGAAAATGCGACTATTCCAGAACGAGCGACAAAACATAGCGCAGGATATGACATTTCAGCAAGTGAAACAGTTACGATTCAACCTGATGAAATTAAAATGGTAAGCACTGGGCTAGCTGTTCAACTTGGTGATGATGAAGTATTGAAATTATACGACCGTTCAAGTAATCCAGTTAAGCGTGGCATTGCATTGATTAATTCAGTAGGAATTATCGATTCAGATTACTATCCACAAGAATTTAAAGGCTTATTTATGAACATCTCAAAAGAGCCTGTAACCATTTCTAAAGGTCAAAGAATAATGCAAGGGGTATTTGTCAAATACCTTACAACAGACGATGACAACGCAAATGGAAAGCGTACAGGCGGTTTTGGCTCAACTGGGGAGGTGTGAGAATGATTAAAACCGGACAAGATAATGTTTTGGCTTTATATTGCCAAGACCAAAAAATAGTAACGAATGGAAAGTTATTACGAGTGGAGTTAGGGTTACCTTATCAAATCATGTCATTTAGATATGTCGGAGAAAGCTCAACAGAATATACACGAGGTGACTTTTATAACGTTATTGATTGCGGGCCGCATTGGCATACTAATGAAATTGTAGTTTGGGTTACCAATAATGGACATCCTGAAACTACTGATGTTGATTATTGTACAGCTTTTAGTTTTGATACCTTTTTGTCTGATTTTGAATATGACAGTAAATATCTTGAATTAATGAATAAGGTTGAAAAACTCCAAGAAGAACTAGAGAGCTGTATTCAAACGTTGATTGAAGCGAGCACAGCAGCAAATATCACTCAAGATATTGTTGTGGGAAACCTTGTAGACAGAAAGCTTGCGGACCTAGCTAAAACCCATAAACTTGCAGTTGATTATATCGAAAAAGTGACTGGAAAGAATATTGATGTTGTATTAGCTGAGAATGCGGCGCTTGAAGCGGAGGAAGATGAATGAGCGATTTACCTAAAATGTTAAGTAAACGAGAAATTGAACTCGAAGAACTTGAAGAGGCAAAATATGTACAGTCTTTACGTGATGATATTGAAAAACTCCAAGAACAGCTTAACACTGCGAAAAATGCACTGACAGAAATAGCTTATACCAGACAAGAAATTTGGCGAGGAGGCACATTGGTCGGATTTGAAGCAACAGAAGATGCAAAAATAGCTTATGATGCACTCGCAGCGATTGGATGGGATGGGTGCCCAGTTGGTCTAGTAGTTAAGAATGGATTGACAAAAGAAGAACTTGAAGGGAGCGGCGATGAGTGAAGAAATTCAAGGTTGGAGAGATATTATCCAACAAAACGGGAAAAGAGTTCAACCCCAGCTCACGATTCCGAAAAGCATTGCGGATGAAATTGATAAGTTTGCTCATACTAACTGGGCTAATTGGCAATTCTATTTCTATTCAGATGAAATGAGCAAAGAGCTTATTGATTGGTTTGACAATGGTGATTCTGAGTTTACAAACTCTAAGATAGCTATGGTTTACCTCAACCCGCTTACTCGTGATTTAGTGAAAGTGGGGGAGGGGATAGATGACAATTACTGAGCAGCAATTCTATGACATGCTCAATGTTGATGAACATATGAATTTCACAAATCGAATTCAAGAACTTGTTTTTGATAAAAAAGGACGTGAAGAATTTTATTCTAAAATCTTAAATATCCACCATGACATGAGTGTTGATTTTTTCAGAGATTATTTTATGACTCACTCAGCTGTTTCGGCAAAAGGACAGCATTATACACCAGATGCACTTGGTAAGCTCACAGCGTTGCTTGTAGGTGGTTCTGGAGGTGCTGATTTAACTGGAGCAGGAACAGGAACTCTAATTATTCAAAAATGGCAAGATGACCGAATGAATGCTGACTTTTTTAACTATTTGCCGAGTAACTATTGGTACCAGGCATTAGAATTATCGGATGAAGCTATTTCATTCTTGATTCATGCCTTTGCAATTCGAGGAATGAATGGTGTAATCATTCATGGTGATGCATTGGAAATGGCCGTGAAACAAGTTTATTTCATTCAAAACAGTGCTAATAATCCGATTGGTTTCTCAGAGATAAATGTTATCCCTCACAGCAAAGATGCAATGGAATTTTTAGGGATTAATGAATGGACGGAACAGGCAATTGAACATATTGAAAGTAAATTTCCTGACTGGATTCCACTAATAGAATAAAATAAGGAAAAATAAAATGAAAGTATATGTTTTAACCGCAGATACCTGTGATGAAAATTGGGGTTCATCAATAGAACTTTTCGGAGTATTCTCAACCGAAAAGAAAGCTAATAAACGAGCTAGTGAAATGAAATTAGATTATACTACCATATCTGTTATGGATATTGATGAAAATGAAGAACCAAGCTACTTAGGAGGATATATTGAATGACCGACAAACTAATATCGCTGGTCAATGACTGGTGGGGAGGGATTGAATGAATAATGAATTGCAAGAATTATTAATACAAATCATAAAAGCAGCAATGATCGCTATTCCAATTTGGGGACTTATTATCATGGCTTTTATCATATTCATTTTCAAAAATGATATTAAAAAATGGTGGAGGAATAGAAAATGAAACTAATGTGTAAGCTGTTCGGGCATGATTATGACCCACCAGCACTTATTGGAGATGAAGCACCAACATATTGTATTCGTTGCGGTGAATTATATGTGGACCAGTCTTATTTCAACCGCTCAGACCTTGACGAGTCTGAGAACGTGTTCGGGGAGGAATGATGGCGGAATCAAAAAAACTTAATCAGATTTGTGATAATTGCAAAGGTAGATTTGACTTTGTGATGAGTAAGGATTATACGCAAAACCCACCTTATCCTCTTGGTCGTGAACTTTGTACTGCTTGTCTTATTAAAGAAAGAGAAAACAATGACAGAAGCTGAAAAATGGCTTGATAAACATATGGATTGAACGCAAAAAAAGCCCAAGCTGACCAAGCTTGAGCGAAATACGATTTACAACAACTTATTATATTACTTTCGGTCAGTTATATTATATCATACAGACCAATAATTTATTCAAAATAAAAATGCCCGAACTGACCAAATTCGAGCTTAATAGAACAATGTTTCATGGATAATTTTTATGGTCTAACAAATTATATCATACTGAGCTAGGAACTCGCTAAACTCAACTGGAGGAGAAAGAATGAAAGACAATAAACAAGTATCATTAATTCAAAGAACACTGCTAGAAGTTGCACATTTTAAAAAACATAATCTAAATGAATTTTTGATAGGGAAAACGGACTGGTGGTATTCTCCGCATTACGATAGGATTATGGCAATGAATACAGGGGAAAGACCATTACCTTTCAATAAAAAATATCCCGAAATTAACGATTGGTTATGGATTATGTCAACAATAGACGGAAATCTTGTATTGGATTGAACGCAAAAAAAGCCCAAGTTGACCAAATTCGAGCTTCGCATGTAAAAAATAATACTTTTTCATTTTATTTTCGGTCAGTTATATTATATCACATCTATATTAAGGAGGCTGTGAGTGAGAAAAAACAGAATAAAAGAGCTTAGAAAAGCTCAAACAATAACACTAAAGGAGTTATCAGAGAAGCTAAAAGAAAAAGGACTATCTTTTAATGATAGTCAGTTGTATTATTATGAACAAGGAAAGCGGTCTCCACGAAATGAAGATATCTGGGAGGCGTTAGCAGAAATTTTTGATGTAAGTCTCGCATACGTTATGGGCATTGAATGATTGAACAAAAAAGTCCACGGCAATGGGCTTCGGCAACTGAATTTCTAACTTAATTATACCACAAAAGGAGAATTTGATGAATGGCAGATAA